CTGAAAGAAACCCCTCCACCAACCGACCAATCATGCTCTAAAGCATAAGCACTAGAAGAATCAAGATCATTGTCATGATAAGCTGCCTTCACAAAGAGAGAGAGACTATCATTAAGCTCATAGGTGGCTGCGACCCCAGCTTCTACCCCATCATACTCGTCAGCAATATTAACTGCCGCAAATGGAGTAATAGTAAGATTTGCCACGGGAGTAGCGAAATCGCGAGAAACCATCACTTCCACCCCATAAGGGCCAGACGAATCAGCTTCGTGCCACACGGTAGCCGTGAGGTCAGCAATATCGTGGGCATAAGTTAGCGCAAGACCAACCTCTTCCCAACCCCCATTAGAGGAATCAATCCTCTTGAGATGCGCTCTAGCGCCCAAGCTCTGACCAAAAATCTCAATTGGACGAGCATAAGCAATAGACCAATCTTTCTCTGTATCGCCATCAACATCGTGAAGGTCAATACCCACAGAAAGATGCGCTCCCTCAACGGGAATTCCCACAAGGGCAGAAAAAGCAAGAGAATCTTCTCTTGTGGCTACGCCACGATGAGTCGATAAATTGCTATAGTTAACGCCAAGCTCAGGAGAAACACTCTCCAAGAGATTAGTGATAGTAACACCTGCGTTACCAAGGGTAACGCCCAACATGGTTGCAAGACTAAATAATAGTGTCTTCATATTTTTGTATTATTAACGGTTTAAAGCGATTGTCAAATTAATTTTACACATTCTGTGTCATAAAAGAGAATATAAGGGCTTATTTTTATTATCTACATGTGAATACGTATTCATCGCTGTCGCTATTTTTTCCCCACCTTTTTTATTAATCTCCAAACTTGATATCGGTCTTTATCTTTTCCCATTGCTGCCTCAATGGCTCTCCTCGTAATGCTTTTATCAGAAGCGGTGAAGGTCACCTCTTGGAAACGAGGCTTGTCACTTTTAATAATGTTTATATTAACAGCTTCAAATGTAGTTTTTAATGCTCGACGAACATCATTTTGGCAATCCGCTCAGGTGACCCCCGACATAACAGCTTTGTAGCGTGTCTCGTCGGCCTTAATCAAAGGAGCCAGCCCCAACATGAGAAGTATAAATAATTTTTTCATAACTAATTTACGCGGAGGTGCCGATGCCTACGCCAGCACTAATGCTATCTAAGTAAGATTCGCGCATCTTCTTAAGATCTACCACCCTCAACCCTTTTGTCCTGTCCCCCTCAATTACCAGATCAAAGTTTTTGGGAACGATTACTTGATCTCCATTGGGAAGGAGTATTTCCCCAGGTGAGTTATCTGCCATCATCCCATCGATTTTTATTCGGGAATCGGAAGGCCAACGCACTTTCTCTAGTTTAAGAAGGTTTTTTGTGTGACGGAAGCAACCGTTTCTAATATTTATTCCTCTCGCATCCCATGTGCACACAAGGGGCTGCGTGGTCAGCTCTGTCTCAAAATTTTCAATCGTTATTTGGTGAGCATCCCCCCACTGGAGTCCTGTTCCACAATTATGAGAGGTAATATTCTCCAACCTAAGAGAATAAACCCTGCTTGAACCAAGCTCAAATGCAACTGCCCCCTCTCTCGCAACAGAATCCTCTCCACCTTTAGCTGCATCACTAAATACATCTCGGACAGAGTAAGTATCTCCCCCTAACTTGACCCCCACAGCATTCTCACCAAATCCGCGCACCACCAAATTGTCTACCCCCGCTGACTGTTGGGCACCACGAAAACAAACGCCGTTGAGACCGTGCTGTGATTGTATGTGTATATTACGAATCCCCGCACCAAAGTTGCTATAAAATGACCTTTTGTTTGGTTGTTTCCAGCTGAGAATCCAGTCGCCCTCAAAATTTTCTTCAGCGCGAAAACCACAGGAAGATCCTAGATGATGCCCCGCTCTCACCGACCCCTTTAACTGCACATGACTGTCCAAAAAGAGGGTTCTGTTTAGGGGATACCAATCAGTCAATACGAGAGTCCCACTGTGTTGACGACTACCCGACTTGTTTAACTGCTTCTGAGCCCGCTCAAAATATGCAGTCCAGTCAACTGGGAGTTCTGGGTGTGCGTTATCAATACCATATTTTTCAAGAATTTCTCTTGCTTTAATTATTTCGGCTTCAACCTCCTCTTTGGAGGGGATGATTATTTGTTTCATTTGGAATAAATTTCTCTTTCGAGTCTCCTAAAACGAGCATCAGAGTGCCAAACCTCATCAGTTTGGGGGGTATAGGTTCCATCTTTTGTTTGAATGGGGCTATTCATCCTGAGTCTCAGAGTAGAAGGCTGATATATGTTCAAATTGCTCACGCTCGGTGGTGAGTCGCTTCCGCAAGAGGTCAGCGCGATCAGCATCATTGCCATCCCCGCTACCCCTAAGCTTTTCAATTTCTTGGAGGATTTCATCTTCTCGTTCTCTTTGTTCGCGGTGAAGATCATAATAGAATCTCTTGTTTTTAAGATTTAAAAATAATTCTAAAGATTTTATAAGGGATTTAAGTAGTGCCAACATCTGCTTCCTTAGAACAGGAGAATACCTCTGTTTCCACTCCCTCGGGAGCAACCTCCCTAACGGAGCCGCCAACTACTTTGGCGCAATCAATTGCCCAGCCCAATGCCCCTTCCAAGGCCGAACTGTAACAATGGTGGAACTGACCCTTGCGGGTGTATACCCTATAAATAACTGGTTTTTTACTCATTTTTGCGGTTTAAATTCAAGTGCTACTCTTCCAACATTTTCTTTGTCGTCTGACAACATCCCGTGAATTAAAACACAGTCTGGAAGGAAGTCAACACTTTTTTCATCTAAAATATAACGGTCGTTTTCGAAAAAAAGTTCTCGCACTACATGGCGTGGTCCCTTGCGGGTATGTCCTAGCGAAGCTTCCTTCCCCATTAGGTGTTCTGTGGTCTTGTTTGTTCCGACCACCTTAAATATTACACTCATACGTTCTGATTTACACCAAACTATGGTATTTTTTGAGTCTTTAAATACTATAGCCCTTTTTTGATATTTTTCAATCCACTTTTTAAACGCCTCCACATTATGCTCTCGCGATATTTCTGCTACAAAGTAATTTTTATTATGTTGTTCTAAAAGAGAATCAAAAAGACGGTAAACACACTCCGTCCATTTTGTGTGCGAGAATTTACTGCTAGTGCTAATCCCGAAAGCAAATCTGAGATACATAAAGTTTTCCTCTTCTGAAACAAACATAAACCCAAAAGGCTCCCCCTCTTCTTCAGCCATGTATATTTTAGAGGTGGAAACCAACTCCTCAAAAAAGTCTTTTATTTTTTCTTTTCTTAGGCGCGGAGACGCAAACTCGCAGCCGCTGTAAGGCTTGGATTTCACAGAGTAAGCGTAAAAAAACGACCAAACCGCTGAAGCGTCTTTTATACGTTTAATTTTCACTTCTTTATTATATTATATAATAATAAAGTGTAAATTTAAATATGGCGGCAGAAGGACACAACAAAGCAGCAAGTAGTCTTTTAGATCTACAGCCTACTGCGATATTAGAATTATTCAAGGTTTATCCTGATAGGATCAATACACCGACAGTATATATGGGGTTTCACGGGGGAGCTATTTTTAATAAATCAATTAAGTGGCAAGGCATCCAATACCTTCCCCTTACCATGGAAAGCGAGGGTTTTGATGTGTTGGGGGATGGTAAGCTGGCGCGTCCCAAAATAAGAGTGGCTAATGTGAACAACATTATTACCAATCTTCTCCAAAATCACAAAGACTTTAAAAATGCAAAAGTCGTAAGAAAAAAGGTTCAACTCAAATTTCTAGATGATGATAATTTTGATGGGGGAAATCCATTTGGAATAGCAGACAGCAAGGCTGAACTGCTAGACGAGGAGTGGATAATGGGGAGAAAGACTCAGGAGTCTAAGGTATTCGTAGAATTCGAATTGAATTCTCCCTTAGATTTAGAAAACTTTAATGTTAATTCTAGAGGAGTCCAAGCTAAGTTTTGTTACTGGCAATATAGGGGGGAGGGGTGCCGATACCAAGGGCTCCCCATCGAGCAAGAAGATGGGACTCCTTTTCGAAATCCTGATGATGACCTAGTGGCGCCCCAATATATCCCCCCTGAAAATGACGAGGGGGCGCCCTCACAGAGTGATTTTTTTAATGACCCAGCTGCCATATGGAAGGGATCTAAAGGATATGTCTCGGGAGACATAGTCACAATAGAAAGCCCCACAATACTCCTCCCTCCACAGGGAGGGAATGTTAATGCCAGAGGAGTGCCCCTTAAAACTGTTTATGTATCTGTAGCTGGGTTTGAAGGAAGCTTCAACTCAGGGAACAATCCTGAAAAAAACCCTAGTTACTGGCGAAAGGATGGTTGCACTAAAAAATTAGACGCATGTCAAAAGCGATTTAATACAGCCGCAAATGTGGATTTCTTGGGGGCCACTCAGGGCGAACAAACCTTCCCAACGGTTAAGTTTTCAGGAGCAAGCGAAGGCAATGTAAACTATATTAAAAATAGCGGCCTATTCCACACAACAGAATCTGGTGTTACGGGAGCATTAGACCCAAGAAAGGAGTGGACTCTTGTTGGGTGGGCAAACATTAATGAACTCTCTCCTCGGGGAGCAGGAATTTTTAGCACCTCCCAAGCCGATGGCGATGGGTTCCCCGCAGGTAGATTTGTAAATATCAACCGCAACTCAACGTGGAGCCAACGAAACACAGATAAGTCTAATGACATCCAAGCTCAATACATTGGATATAAACTCCACGAAACCTCGGCTAGCTCCTCCAACAATGCTTACCGAACTCAATCTTTAGGTAACCTCCAACAAGCTGATGCGGGTAATGAAAAGTGGCACCAGTTTATTATTAGGCATCGCACAGGAAGCGCGAACTTTATTAATGGAGAAGGGGAGGACGAAACTACTGTGATAGAATTCTTTGTAAATGAGAGGAAATTCTCCCACAGCGCCGATAGAGAACAGATCCAAAATAATTTAGGGAACTTTGCATCATGGAATAAAAGAGCAAATGCCACATGGGATAGCTCCAAGCCGATGCTTCCTGAAACATTTATGATTGGAGCACAGGAGTTTTTCAGAGACAGAGATTATTACGATACTGGCCCGTCTTTTATCTCTACTATTAATGGACATATAGGGATGTGGGGATTGTGGAATAGGGCTTTAAAGGAAGAGGAAATACGTTTTTTGAGAAAGTCAATCGTCTCCCCCTTCGCCACCAGTAACTCCTACACTCATATTCCACGGACATACGACGAATGCGTCGGAAGGATGAGCACCTTAACAGGGGGCACGGGGTGGAGCGATCCCGCAGGGGAGGTGGTGCCCGAAGGAACAGCCCCCCTTCTTTATGGAGAGCATAGCTTAGTCGCGTGGTGGGACGGAACCACAGGAGACACAAGCATCGGCAATGGACTCCTTGATATCCACACAGGGGGCAATCATTTAACGGGAAGCGGGGACTTTTCAGGAGTCAATAAAACCTATGAAGACGCATCTATACACTCTCTTGCCAACCCCACCCCCTCTAACCCTAGATTTGGAGGATTCCCAGGAACTGATGGATTTAGCTACGGGAGAGATGGAGGAGCATATTAAAGAGGAAAAGAAAGCCCTTGAATATATCAAGAAGCTTTCTCACCAAAATTTCAAAGGAGAAATCTGTGGCTTTTTGGGTTACGATTATCAGACAGACCGATATATAATTCAAAAAGAAGAGAACATCGCCCCCGACCCTTCTTCTCTTTTTTTAATCAACCCTTTGAATTATTTACTCTTTAAGGATGCCTATGAAATGGTCGCTATTTTCCATAGCCATATTGTGGGAGATGAAAGTGCATCAGAGTTTGATGTGAAAATGGCTGAAAATTGTTGCCAACCATTTTTAATATACAGCTTGAATAGTAAAAAAATAAATATTTATACCCCCGAAAACACAGAAGCAGATGTAAAGATACTAGAACGGATTAAGGCTGTAGCATGACAATTATAAGATTACATGGAATTCTCGCAAAGGAATACGGTCAAAATTTCTGCCTAAACGTAGGAAATCCTAAAAATTTGCTACACGCCATCGACGCTAACAGGGATGGATTCATCTCAAGGATTATACAATTACAAAAAGAGGGGTGTGTGTATGAGATTATTATTAATAAAAAAAGACTTAATAATCAAAAGGAACCACAAAATTATGATTCCTCCCAAATTATTGATTTAGTCCCAGCCATTACAGGCTCAGGTCCAACGGTTTTTTTACCCCTATTCGGGGGAAATGCCCTTCTGGCTCACCTCGCAAGTGCTGTATTTTTTGCAGCAGTCTCTTACGCTTTAACCCCCACCCCCGAAGTACAACAAATAGAAGCCACGGCCCAAGCGTCTAAAACGTCTATGGTTTTTAGCAATACCGTTAATACCGCAAGTCAGGGAGCCCCATTACCCATTGGATACGGGCGTTTAAAAGTAGGATCTCAGGTGATACAGGCCACTATTAAATCTTATCCCCAACACCAACCAGTAGATGAGGCTTTAAAAGCGGGGCAGGAAGGCTCAAATATAACAACTAGCAACCGCCGATAATAATGAATCATGTATTAAAGAAATTGCAGATCGCTGGGGCGGGTAAAAAGAACAAGCCAAAACCCCCCATTTATAAACCCCCTGAGATGGGACAACTGCAATATGGAGCCTCCTTTAGTTATTCTGAAACTCTCGATCTGATTAGTGATGGCCCTATCGCGGGATTGGTTAATGAGGGGGGAGAGGTAATGAAGGGAATAAATATCCTGAAAGGGATTTATTTAGATGACACTCCTATAGCGATATCAAATGACAACACCGCTATACAAACTGATCTCTCGGAACTGGAGCGAGATGCGATGGAAATCAAGTCCATGGCCTTGGAAAGCGGCGCCAATACAGGAATAAGAGGACTGAGGAATTTTTTTAAGGGAGTAAACAGTCAAAACACCCGTAGCCCAGATGGGAAAATATCTACTTTTTATGGGGGACCGTTAGACAGGGGGGAGCGTCTTACGTTACCTAATGTAACGTTTTTGTATTTGAAGCTCAGAGCATTGAGATACCTCCCCGAACTCGCTCCTGGGTGGTCTCAATCAGGGTTGTTTATTAGAGCTTTTATCGAAGACACTTACACCTCCCAACGTTTTTATTGGTATCTTGATGGAACCCTAAATTATGAAGGTCACGGGGACTCCCAAAATGACGCAATTTATAGAAATGAAAGGTTTCCTCGGGGGAATGACATAAACGGGATTTCTCATCGCGTTGAGGCAATACAAACGAATACAGGAACAGGTTTCCCTCAATCTTTATATTGGACAGATGCTAACACGTTAGATAGCTCCAAATTTTTTCTGGGGTTTCAACCTTCGGAAGGGCAATCTCTCGGACAATTTACTCAGACAACCGATGCCGCTGAAAAGTTTGTCGAAGACGAATTAGCTGCTATTCTTGCTCTGTGGAATACCAGCAACGAACAGGGGGGTAACTCATTCCAAAGAG